CTTTCAGCCGAGCCCAACCTGCCTCGCGCAGGCAAACGAGGCCCGGAAAGCGTAGCGTAATGCGGCTTTGCCTATGAAGATGTAGGGGATATCATGCTCAAAATAAGGAGTATTTATTACCTAATACCTATTCGCCGTACCATGGACCCACTGAAAAAGTCTCATATGCGTAAAATGAAAAGAGAAAGAAGAGTTCCAGAAGCATTGGAACGGATCGCAGATGCCCTAGAGCGGCTTCTGAAGTACACGGAGATGAACCTATGAGTATGATGAAGTATATTTTAGATAATGAAATCGAGAGAAAGCAATGTAAAGAATGTGGGGGCTTCTGGTTCCACTTTTCACACGAGGGAACTGGTGCCTATTATCGATTATCACCCGTATCTCCCGACATGTGCACGGTCTGCAATCCCCTGGATAAAGACCTAGAGTCTAAATCACTCTTATCGGTGGAGAGATGGATTAAGGTGGGAGAGCAATGAGTGAGCGCAAGATCCAAACTATCTCCGTACCATTGGGGGGTAAAATGGATATCTTCCTGCAGGACGCCAAGAAAGCCGGTAAGAATCTCTCTGCTCTGGTGTGTGGGATTGTAGAGAGGCATGAGACACTCTATGATGACAACCTCACTCTGCAGGAGGAACTCAGACATTCAAAACATCTCGCCGCTAAGATTCACGCCGCCGCCATCATCCAGCTCGAGAGTGATGGTTGTTCCTGGTCATTGCACATTCCAGAACATGAGATGCGCGGCGCGGGGATCATGAGAACCTATCACTTCAGAAAGGATAACCAAACGGATTGAGATATCTATTATTGAATATCTCCTCCTTGGTGGGGAGGGCTGAAACAAACTGCGCTTGGGCCTGGGCGAGATCGTTGACTCTTCGGAGAGTCCAACCCACTACCGGGTCGATGATTTCCTCTTGTGTCCAATCCGCCACTGGATCAACGATATATTCCGTTGCGATATCGGCGGTTGTGCCGATGGGATCATGATAGTATTCTTTCAGCGCCTCGGCGCCATACCATCCTTCATCATCAGGGTCCGCGGCTGCGAAGGCGATTAGCCCCCCTATTGCGTAGGTGCTCACCGCGACTGCCGCTATGGGCGCTGCTGCTGTGCCCATAGCCGCTCCCACCATCGTCGCCCTGATTTCAGGCCACCAAATGGCGCCGACGGCGATGGCGGTTGAACCTGTGGCGATTGCATCAGAGATGTAATCATCTTCTTCTTCTCGTACTTTTGCAGACCACGCCAGAATCAGAACTCCGGTCCATGAAATCTTGGTCTGCCAACCCAGCGCCATCTAATTCACCGGCGTATGTTCATTTGAGAGGATGGTGCGCTGAATGTAGGGCAACTCCTTTTCTCTTACGATCATCGCACCGACCACCCAGTTTGATTCAGGGGTTTGAAATGTTGAAGATGCTTCTTGATTGACAACTACTCTGGTGATGTGGAGTTTAGAAGCAGCCGTCGATGTACCGATTCCAAACATGTTCACAGAGTGGAGGTTCGGAATGGCCGGAGTTATGGTCGATGAAATGTTGTATTGGCGATGACGGCCATAAAGAATCTGATTGAAGTCTAGGGTCGATGCTGAGAAACCGAATAGACTTGTGTTTGTGGCCAGGACCGCGATGATCTCCGCATTGCTCACGAACTCGGTCGTAATCAGATCGATGATAGCCGCCTGAAGGTTTCCAGTTGTAGCGGGCGCAACTGGAGGCGAGGGAGTACCGAAGGGAGGGTGGCCTTCTTGGATGACGATGGATTGGGCAAAGAGAGTTAAGTCCTCCACTACATAGCCAGAGAGATCGAAGTACTTCCTATTGACTACGGCATTGTTTGAGAGTAACTCCCAACCATCGCCGGTCAAGGATGCAACATCATCGCTGGGATCGGTGATGACAATACACGAACTCATCTCCATCGACAGCAGGCGCGGGCCTTGAAGAATAGATCGGGATTGCTTTTTCGTAGCCATTACTTCTTGCCCCCTAGTTTCTTTTCAATGCGCCTGAGTATCTTGAGGATCTCCCGTAGAGTCTCTTTCATTTCTTCACCGCCTTGTGTGCCTTCTTAGCCAGGGCGGCGAAACTTGAGCGTGGATGTTTCTTCTTCAGACGCTTGTAAGCCGCTGCGTATTTCTTGTTGTATGCTGAAGGTCCGCGCTTCTTTCTCGCGCGAGTTAAGTCGCGCGAGGATGATTCGTAGGCTTTTCTCGCGGTCTTGCGAGTTTCGCCCTTGGTGGTGCCCTCCCCGTGTAGGGATTCTCCGCATCGAGGACAGTAGCGGGGCATTCAATCCCCTCAGTTGTCTGATGCCGTACTCTGAATCGCTATGGCGACATAGTCTGAGAGTTTGAGTTTGGCAATAACGCACTTCAATCTGGCAGTCATCACATAGGAACGATTTGCCGCCAGTGCGGAGCCAGTGAACTGGGCGACTACGAATAGGGAATCATTGACCACAAACCTCGCATCGGCGAGTTTCCCGGAACTTGTGAACGAATCTGGGTACATGTCGGGGCCTATTGATATCACCGAGTTACCATCATCAAGGTAAACCGCACCCGAAGCGATAAGGGTATTATCATCTGCTCGTAGAAAATTGGTACCGGGGTTTAGATCCATGACCTGAATTGACCACTGCGTATTGCCGGTTGCTGCGGCTGGCAGGGAATTAGAGAACACATTGTTCACGGTATCTCGTGCTTGCAAGATGAAATCACATTCAAGGATCGCCACCGAAGTGGACGACCCGATGTCGACATATGCCCCCAAGTCCAAGGTTCCTTGTACTCTTCCATCGAGTACCGTTAATTCTACTGTCTCAGTCAACCAGAATGCGGAGGTCTTTGCTGTCGCCATATTACACTGCAGTAAGATAAAGCCTATAAAAGTTAACAAAATGGAATCCCCCTCCGCATCTGGTAAACTATCTTCGCACCACGCAGTGGGGTGACTAATTCGCTTTCAGCCGAGCCCAACCTGCCTCGCGCAGGCAAACGAGGCCCGGAAAGCGTAGCGTAATGCGGCTTTGCCTATGAAGATGTAGGGGAT